TGTAGGATGAAAAAAACCATTGAAGAATTGCAGAGCGAAGCAACGGCGAAAGGAATAAAATTTGATCGGCGATGGGGAGCTAAAAAGCTTCAGCGGAAAATAGATAGTGTAGTTGTCAGTAATGACGGCTACACTATTGTTGTTCCCGAGGCTGTTGTTATTGCCGAGCCGAAGATTGAGACAATCAAAGAAGCTAAACAATATAAGATTCAAAATTTGTCAAGACACAGATACGAAATTGGAAGATTCGCAATAAATTCTATGGAGATTTTAGCGCTATCAGAAGATCAACTATCAGATGGATATTTGATGAAGCGTGTTTTTCATCACGTTGAGATCGGTAAGTTTAAGGTAATTGATTAATGGCTATTATTGATGATTTTAAAACTCGTTTTCCTGAATTCGATACGACAGAAGTCGATACATACCTTCCTGCGCAGATTGAAGTTTACCCTTGTTTCTACGGCGGATTGTACGAAGATTGCGGAGTTGAGATCATCTTAAATTTGTTAGCGCACATGCTTACACAAGAGACATCGGCAGGCAGTGGCGCGTTAAAAGACGAAACATCAAAGAGCGTTGGCAGTGTATCAGTAAGTTTTGGATTAGCTACAAATAGCGAGCGAGGGCTTTGGTTCCGATCAACAAAGTACGGTATGAGATATCTACTTTTGACGATGCACAATCGCGGAGGGCTTTTTGTTTGAAACCAGAAAAAGTTCTAAAACTCACGACTGAATATCTTAAGAATTTGAAGGAAGCATCAACGCGGTATGTTGCAGTAGGTTTGCCTCTAGAAAATGTAGGCAGTGAAGTTTATGATTCGGGAAAAACAATAATCGAAGTCGGAGCATCACATGAATACGGCGCGGGGGTTCCTATGCGGTCTTTTTTGCGTATGCCTTTTGATGTTGAGGATAAAAAAATAAGCGCAGAGATCGGGAAGCAGTTTAAAAAGGTTTTCGACGGAAACAGAAGCGTAGAAAAGGCTCTAGGGCTGATCGGTGCAATGGCTAGGAATATCGTCATTATGGCTTTCAAAACTGGAGGTTTTGGGCAGTGGAAAGATATAACGCAGACGACGAAAGAGCTTAAAGGCTCGTCAAAAATATTGATTGATAGTGGAACGCTAAGAAACTCTATAACGTGGGTTGTAAGATAATGTTGCCCGATATGTCAAATGTCTTGCGAGGTTGGGAGCAGAGCGTAAAGATAAAAACCGTTACACGCTCAACTACCGATTTTGTCGAAACCGATGTTGTTGTTGTGAGAGAGCAGGTTTGCGTTGTACAAGTTGCGGAAAAAAGTAGATTGAATTCCAAAACGATTAACTGGGCGCTAGATTATATCGCTGTACATAGCCGAGAAGATATTTCACTCGGAGAATATGTCGAATTTGATTCAGCAGATTATAAAGTTATCGTTAGCGGAAATTGGAACCAATACGGCTATATCGAAATTATTGCAGAAGCTACAGGCAAAAATCTTATAACATAGCGGGAACATGGACGTACTGAAAAGCACAGCGATTTTTGTTAGAGATTTATTGAGTTATGATGAGTCGCTTATACGAATCGGACGTTTCAACTTTGTGCTTGATGGGCTTGAAAGTAATTATATCGCAGTCGATGCTATCAGTCCTGCGGTCAGGCTTGGAGGAGGGCAATATTTTGACGCGACTTCCGAAGTTATGGAATATCAAGAACAATGGCGTATTCCCGTTATAATTTCTTTTTACGGCACTTTGGCACATACAAACGCGAACAATTTCAGGCTATATTTACAGAGTCAAGACTCCATAGAGCTACAGGAAACGCTAGGTATAGCAGTTTTTAAAGGCTCAAGCGTCATGGATATTAAAAATTTGACTGGTCAAAATTATAACAATCGACTAGATTTAACTATCAACGTTGAACATAGTATTTCTGCAGATATCGACACTCTTAGAATAGATACAGCAGAGACAACTTTAATCGTAAATAACTAGAGGTGGAAAAAAAATGAGCGCAAATATTAGCAACGTAATAAACGTTACGCTTAACGAGTCGGCAGAGCTTGCAGATCGTGATCAAATGAATGTCGTGGCAATAATGACAAGTCAGCAAGACGGCACTATATCGACAGCTAATCGCTATGAAATTTACACTGATATAGCAAGCGTTATAACTGATTTTGGCACAAGCTCGGCGATGGCAGATTATGCAACGACTTTTTTCGCAACATCTCCGAATGCTGTTAATGCCTCTGGTGCGCTTGTTGCTGGGTACTGGAGAGGAGCGCAGGAAACCGTTGCAGCAACCGCGGGGACTCTTACTGGCGAGCAAATCACAGAAGCAACTCTAATCGACTCTTTGCAAGAAATTGATGATGGCTCTTTTAGCATTGATATAGACGGAGCGACGGAAGCTATTACAGGACTTGATTTTCAGGAAAGCACAACAATGACGGAAGTTATCGCCGTTCTTAACGATAAAATTTCTGGCGGAGTAGCTAGTTATTCCGATCAGCGCATAATCATAACGTCAAGCACTACGGGCGTAACGAGTCTAATCACATTGCCCGTTGCGGGAGCAGCAGGAACTTTTGTCGGCGTGCTTCTTGCTATTTCGGCAGGGACGGGAGCAGTAGTTACAGCAGGAGTCGCGATTGTTGTATTGAGCGTTGAGACGAAAACAGCAGGCATCACAGCGCTAAAAGCAGCTGTAAATATTAAGGGAGCGATGTTCATCGACAAGCCAAGCGATGCAGACGTAACGCTTTTAGCAACGTGGGCTCAAGCGAATGATGTTCTTATGTATGACGTTTTTAACGATACGGATAATCTTCTAGTCGATACAACAAACGTCGTTTGGGCTACAAAGCTTGCAGGATTTACAAATTATCGAATGCTTTTCAGCAAGGCTGGAAACAGGAAACTTGCATCATCATATATGGCAAGAATGCACAGCGTTAATTTTGGAGCTGAAAATTCTACTTTTACAATGCACCTAAAAGAGTTATCAGTATCGGCGGAAGATTATACGCAAACACAAATCACAAACGCTAAAACAGTAGGTCTTGATCTTTATACTACTATCAAAAACACCTCTGTTATCTTGACAAGCGGTAAAAATGATTTTGCAGATAACAGATATAATATAATTGCTTTTGTCGATGCGTTGCAGACTGATATGTATAACCTGCTCAGGGCAACAGCTACGAAAATTCCTCAAACATTGCAGGGCGTTAACCGCTTGGTCGATCAGGCAGAAAAAACATCGCGTGAGTTCGTCCGTGCTGGAATGCTTGCACCTGGGACGTGGACGAGTTCAGATTTCTTTGGCAATCAAGAGACTTTCGACAGGAATATCGAGAGCAACGGCTTTTATTGGCTTGCGGGATCCCTTGCCGATCAGTCTGCATCTGATAGAGCAGCTAGGAAATCGCCCGTTTTGCAAGGCGCAATCAAAAATAGCGGAGCAATACATCATGTGGACACTGTTATTTTCTTTAACCTGTAGGACTTAGGTTAAGGCGCTGTTGATGGTTGGCGTTTTTCGTCGCACCATGCATAATAGCCTACTTTAACAACATAAGGTAGGTTATGAGTAAGGGAGTAGAGTTTATAAAAGATATTGGCTTGAGAAAGCCAAGAGAAGATAGCAAAAGCCCAAAAAAGTATAGATATGTTTTGGCTAAATGCTTATATTGCGGCAAGGAATTTGAGACTCGCAAAAGAGGTTTTGACAAATTAAAATCCTGTCAAAAATGTGCGATGGGTATTAGGCCAGTGAGTATAAGGGGAGAATGTAATTTAAGGCATGGACTTAGCAGGAGTGGCGTTAAAAGGCACCCCCTATATAGCCGATGGGAAAGCATGAAAAAGCGTTGTAACAACAAGAATTGCAGAAGTTATAAGACCTATGGCGGACGTGGCATCAAAGTTTGTGACGATTGGAATAGAGATCCTAAGCTTTTTTATGATTGGGCAATTGAGAATGGATTCAAGGAAGCGTTACAGCTAGATAGGATCGACAATGATGGAAACTATGAGCCTGACAATTGCAGGTGGGTTACAGGGCTTGTAAATGCCAATAATAAAAGCCGCATGAGAAGCAATAATACAACTGGATTTGTAGGGATAGGGACGAAGAAAGATTTATCGGGATTTTATGCAGTTATACATTCCAACGGTAAGAATAAATACCTTGGACATTTTGCCACACCAGAAGAAGCCAGTACAGCTTATGAAAAAGCGAAAGAAGAAAAACTTTTAAAGATGGAGAATTAAAGCATGTCGGTAATATCAGTTTCAGCAGATTCAACAACGCTAATACTTAACGGCACAGCAATTGGCGATTTAGTATCGGGTGACATAATTACACTAGTCCCTGCAAACCCCGTTACATCTCATATTAATTCTGCTAATGGCGGAGTTAATATAAACGAAAGAACCGATCGAGACGTTTACGATTTGACAGTCAGAGTTCAGCGGTTAAGCGGTTCTGATGTATTTCTAAACAACACGCTTAAGCAATCTCCGCCAACAGTCCTCAATGGTTCCCTCAAGGAAAATTTTACGCGAGACGGAACGGATGGAGTGGAAACTTGTTTGCTAGAAAACGGGAGTTTTACAACTCAACCGACAAAAACGATCAACAACGAAGACGGAAATGCTTTGTCAGAGTATGTTATTCGGTTCAGAAATGCGACAAGAAATCTATAAGCGAAGGTAGTCAATGAGTGATTCAGACAAAGCTTTTGCAGAATTCAAGGCTATTTATGAAGATTGCGAAGCAACGATAAACGGCAATGTTTATGCGATAACAAAAACGACTCATAAAAAGCGTCGCAAGGTCTTT